GTGGCGAATAGGTATAGATTTTGTATATTTGGTTAACGTTAACGTTAATTAATTTATATATATAAAATGGAAGAAAGACTCCAGCAACTAATACAACAACGAGATGCTTTGAATCTACAAATAAGCGAGATTAATTTTTTAATCAAGGGATACGAAGATACTATCAAAGCTCAAGAAGAGGAAAGCAAGAAAGATGATAATGAAAAAGAAGCTGACCAAGAGTCAGCAGGCAATGCTGAGTAAACACTCAGCGCATCACAGTAAACCACACATGGACTTTATGCGTAGGAGGATGCTCATGGGCGACTCCTTCGCTGAAGCCCATAGAAAAGCACAACAAAAAATAGGTAAATAATTATGTATCACGGATCACACGGCAAAAAAGACAAAAAAGACAAAAAGAAGAAAGGCGCAAAGGCAGCCAAGAATGGCAGAATGGTCGTCAGAAACATGAAGAAAACTGGGGCAAGAAAGAAGGGCTAGTTTATGCCCATCTTTGGGAAGTTTTCATAATAAGGATCATCTCCTTTCTTTCTGATTGCATCCATATATCCATCAATATATCCTTTCTTAAAAGACTCTTTTACATCGTCTTCTGAGTTTTTTATACGTACAGACATGCCAATTAGGAAGCCTATAAAGGTCATGGTTGCTGAGAATACAAAAAGTGTCATAATTTCCATAAAATTATGCCTCTTGAGAATTTTTGACTTCCATATTTGACTCTATATCGCACATCTCCATTAAACGCATACTTAAGTGCCACTTTATAGCTCGAACGCCTATAAGTTGATTTTTGAGCGAATTATGATGTCTTTTGTTCAAAAGATGTGAAATTGTCGTATGATCCTTATAATTAAGTTCTTTTGCTATATCTTTTAATGTAAAACCCCATTCTCTAAGAGCAAAAGCGCAGGATTGTTTAGCATCGACTATAATTGCGCTTCTTTTTTTACTAAATAACATTTTTGGTGTTATTCCTGTTTGTTCACACACCGATTTAAATACATTTTCTACAAGTTCATCCATTTTTATTTTCATTAGTTATTGTGAAAAAAATACCCCCCACTAAGCAGTCTAGCACTGGGGGGTTGATGCTCGCTTCAGATAAAGGAGAATCTATAAACCCTTATCCTTAAGACTGTGGATAAATCTAACTAAGTATGAGAATATTGTCAAGCACTTTTTGGCTTGTCATCTTCTTTTTCTTTTTTTATCGTCTGAATCACACCAATAATAGCAACCATCAATGCTGCTATTGATTCGTATAAATCAGGTTGTATGCTAACCCCAATAGCACCAGCTATGGCGGTTACCCCTTGATAAGTGGAGGGTTCTTTTAATCGTGCTTTTAACCAAGTCCAAGTCATAGTTACGGCTCTTTTGTTAATTAAATATACTGTGAAATCCATGATACCAATGATTTTGTCTCTACTCAATACTTTTTTGCGAGACTTCTTAACCTTTGGCATAGGAACCGTTTTTACTTTCTTAAGCTCAGCTTTAGGAATAGTACGGTTATTTATAGTGATAGGTTTTATTTTCTTTCGCCTTTGTATTGCCATTTTCCATCCTCATCTACCTCAAATTCATGGTATCTATCACCTTTATGATCACAGTGTATAAACTTTTGCTCTGGGTAATAACAAATCCTTTTATAATCTGATGCTCTAAGCTCTTCTAAAAGCAGCTCCATGTTAGCGCAGGTATAATCTACAGCGCCTAAGCCAGTAAAAGTATGCTCGCTGGTTCCAGATCTGCCATGTGAAAGCTCCCAGTCTTTTGAACGATACCCACTGTTTTCAGACACTTGTATAGATTGACCTATTTTGTGTCGTATAGGGTTAATTATAGGCTTGTGATATTTTTCTATCTTGTCAACTACGTGAATAGGAACATCACTCATAACTCTGTCAACAAGAAACTCTTTTATGCTAAAATAATCGTAGTACATACTATCTTTATTAGTTAAATAACAAAATCTAGTAACTTACAATCGTAATATCAATACCGATAAAAAAGGGGGACAATAATCCCCCTTGATATCATCAATCTTCACTAGCAAGAAATAAACAAGTTAATGATTATTTCCATGTTATCAGAGAGATGGCTCTGAAAAAGGATAGGAGCTTTCACACCCACTATCCATTTTTGAGAACTAATGAAAATGCTATACTACATAAGTTTTTTGTATAATAACTTAGCAATTTCATCGCCCTGAGTTCAGAAGGGCAATGCCTCCTCTGTTACTTTAGATGGGGCGCTTTCTTCTCTATCTGCTAAAGTTACTTCACCCTCTGTAAACACAACTCGACCATTGCCGAGCCAAACTTTTTCCTGTCCAGCCTCTCTTTCTTCCTTGGACATACTCATAGCAATACTTGCATTATTGCCGAACCTAGTTTCATCGTTAATGAATACGGTAACGTTAGCATATGTGCCTTTCTTACCTTTGATTAACGATTCTTTTGGGATTTTTGTTACGTCTATAGACGCATTGATTATTGTCGCCATTTTTCTTGTATTTGTATTAAATGTTACTGTATGAGAATATATGAGACCTCCTGAGAAAAATCAAATCTTTGACTTAACCACTTCTAACCCCATATCGCCATTGTGAACCATATGAAGATAGTTATGAGACAGTTGACCTCTTCTTGTTTTTACTAGCTTTACAAAGACTGATTGATAGTCGTGAGTTTCTCCATCTTTCAGTCCTTTTATGGCTAGATAGCCCTCATGATCCCTTGTGACCAGACCTTGTATCATATTAGGTCTGAACACTGATGTCATGCAGTGGGCTACGTTCTTTATAGCCTGCGCCCATTGTGCGTCTTTGTATTTGGGAACAAGTTGCCAGCCACTACGATTCATTCCATTTATGGTGACTTGACTAGGCACAATTACAAGCACATTCAGTTGCTTTGCTATGTCTTTCATAATTCTTGTTATGTGCTGAATCTCAAGAGTCCTACTGTCAAACCTTCCTTGAGCGTATACTTCTTGGATATAGTCTATGACCACAAAATCAAGACCATAATCCATCTTATTTAGCCTGCACAAACGTTTGATTTCGTCTATGTCATCTACTGAGTCAATGATACGCACATTGTCAGCTTCGTATCCAGCCATCAATCCAAGCTGTTTGGCGGTGTTTACGTCATAATCTTCCATTTGAAACCAAAGACCTTGATAGCCCTTTTGAGCAAGTTTACTCGCCACAAATGTAGCCCATTGGGTTTTGCCATGACCAGAGTCGGCTAATATGATGTTGATGTCACCCCTATGCAAGCCCACGTCACAATACAAAACCTCATCAAGTTTATGTACATCGGTTAGTAGTTTTTCTTTCTTTGGCTCATTGGTTTCCCTTTCCATAATTTCTGTTGGGGTCAGAGCAATTTTCTGGGATGTATCATCTACTGTCTGATTGAGTTTGTCAATCTCCATAAGTAGATCATCCATTGTTGTGGTTGGGCTATGCGCTATGTCATTGATATTTTTAATAGCATAACGCAATCTGCCTTTGTCAGTAGTATCTTTGAGGGTTTTTAGATATGCCCTCACCTCCTGCTCTGAAGCCACGTGCATCATCATGAGTTCATAAAACTCATCAATTTGCATACCATCCATCTTTGCAACGAGAGTATCCTCGTTAAACATAACATTTTCTGAATGTTGCCTACAAGCCTCTAGATATATTGGTCGAAGATGTTTAAAATAACTAGCATCAAGAGTGTTAAATATTAAATCCCTATGCTCTCTATTATTTATCAACGATCCAATCAGCACCTCTTCTAGGTGCATCATGTCGTTGCGGATCATAACACTTCGTTTATCTTAGATTTGCCATACGAGGTTAGAGTATACGTAGATGGATACTTGTTTTCTGATACGATCACACCAGCAGATATTAAACTGCATATGGTTGAAAATGTAGTCCAGAACTTGTCATGTGATCCCATTTTCATTAGTGGCTCTATATCTGTGTATTTTGCACCACCCTTATCATTAAGTAATTTTATTATTGCCTTTTCATTTTCGCTCATTATGTTTCTCATTAGGTTTTTGTCTTAAATCTTTCTTTGTTACCGTTCCATTCTTGTTGAATGCGTGCAGTACCCAACCTTTTCGGTCATACCACGTCATAGCAAGAATACGAATATAGCTAGTAGCAAATCTTTTAGCAAAACGTTTGTAGGATTTTTGCGTTGGTGGTTTATTGGTCTTGACTTGTACAAGCCAAACATTAGAACCATCTAAGGCTATTAGATCAAACCCATCAAAGGTATCCTCTAAAATATGCTCACAATCGTGCTTCCAGCACTTAGTACATAGCCCTGAGAAAAGGTCTTTGGACTTGCGAAATCTTCCGCCCAGTTCCACTTCATCCACGATCATATCTTTGTCCTTGAAGAACTCGATAGCTTTGGTTATGGTTCTTCTACCTTTTGCTTTGGCGCTCATACGCATGAGATACCCCCACCACCATAGAAATGATGACGAGGGTAATAACTATTGCAACTTTCATTTTAAATTGAAAGTTTATTGTCTTTTAAAATCTTCAGCTTCGTCTTCAGACATTACGTTTTCTGAATACCAACCTGTGATTTGAAGGACTGCCCTTGCCTTTGCTCGCTTCTCAGCAGTTTCTACGGGATAATGTGGTAGAGTCTTACCATTACGAGTAGTCTTTATAGAACAGTTGTAATGGTTAGCAGTACCAAATGACTCAACGGTATACACCTCACCATTTTCATCTACCCTTTGTGCGGTAGCCTTGATACAACAGTTTTCTTGATTTTCGGTTAGCTCAGGAACCACTTCATAGGTTACCTGAATCTTGTCGTGTGCCATTATCTTTTCAACACCTGCTCGTGTAATAATGACAAATCCTTGCGTTGGATGCTTGAAAAAGTCTTTACCAGTAAGAGTGTATCTATCGGCAAGTTCTCTGAGTATTTCTTTGTCTTGTTTCATAAGTACGTAATTGTATTTGCGTTTGCTAGCCCAACAGTTTCTGGGCTAGGGTTCTCTTTCCATTTGCCTATACGCTCTTTTATTAGTTCTAGTTCTCGATAGGCTTTTTGCTGGGTGTCTTCATCAAGTGAGAAGACAGCGCTATTATATGGAAACTCTTTTTCTATTGCAACATAAAAGAATTGATCCATAGGGATTTGCAGTATATCACAATAAAATGCAGCTTGTAGGTCGTATCTGAATCGCCAAAAGTCTGTGCGAAAAGCCTTTTCTGAGGCATCTCTACAAGATTTCCAGTCTATAGCCGCTATTGGTATTTCATTTAAAACTAACAAACGATCAGGTCTTACTCTATACAATAATCCCCAATCATCCTCTTGTTCAGTAACAAATGAGTATTCATCCCATATATCTGTATGAATATAATCGTCATATATTCCTTGAAGAGCAGTATTATCTACAGAAGATTTGTACATATAATGTATTCTTTCAAAATCATCTTGACTCAGCACCATTTTATTTGGATCAAGGTCTTGTTCAAATTTCTTCTTATAGGTTTTATATTCCTTGGTCATGGTTGGGACAGTAATGTCAGGTCTTGTCTCAAGGATTTCTGCTATAATTTTAGTGTCATCAAATATGGTAAATCTCTCCTTAAATTTTTGCGTATCCTCAAAATAGGTGTGCATAGCATCCCCAAATATCAAGGCTTGGGTCGGCTCAGTCTTCTCTAGAGCCTTAGCTATTGAATGTTTGGCAACGTTCTTTACAAAACTACTAGATATGTGATCACGTAAAGAATGATAGTCTTCGTTGGATAGATCGTTATAAATCTTCATAGTGTTCTGGAAAATTTTCTATTGATATTATAGGATGATCAAATGCGTATAACATCTGCTCTATTTCCTCTATCATATCTGACGGGTTTAAGGATATTAAAGATACTGGTACTTTAGAATATTCCATAGGAACCATGTCAAAGTCATAGACCGTTTCGTGCATGGAGTACACCGTAGCTACACCAGATTTCTGTGCATATATCCTATATTTAGGACAAGGATCGTCTGCTTCTGCATCAAACATATAAATTACTGAGGATTTTAATATGTAGAAATTTTTGGTTATGTTCCCAATCAATTAAATGAGAACATACTAAATTTTTACGCTATGGACAAGCCAACGTATTATGGGGTGCTACCAGCTAAGGTACGATACCACCCAGACTTAAACAGTAGCCAGAAGGTACTATACACAGAGATAGACGCACTATCAACAAAACAAGGATATTGCTTTGCAAGTAACGCATACTTTGCAGATTTGTATGGAGTACATAAGATTACCATAAGTGCTTGGATCAAGGCACTAAAACAAGCTGGGGTAATCAAGGTTCATTACGATATTAGCAATGGAAACGTAGAGGTTCGGAAGATCACCCCCCTTAGTAAAAACACTAATACCCCTAAGCAAAAACACTTACCCCCCCTTAGTGAAAACACTAAGTATAATAATACTAAATATAATAATACTACTGATGAAATTATTTTGGGTAAAATTATTTGACATTTAATGTGGATAAGTATAGATTGTATTCAGAGAACATTAATTAAACATTGAGAACTATGGATAAACGAATAGTAAATACCTACGTAAGAAAGATGACTAAAGAGAACATTGATCATCTAGTCAATGTGCTACACATAGCATTAAGTGGTAATGCTCAGCAGAGTAAATCATTAATACTAGAACTATTGTTAGAGGAACCAAAATGAAAATTACCACAGTATTGACTGAAGAAATAGAATTTGAATGGGAAGACGGAACCAAAGGTTCTGTTCAGATTCCTGAGTGGTTGTACAGAGAAATAGATAATATATTAAATGAATTAGAGGAGAACTAATATGAAACAAATAGAAATGATGAGCCTAATGCAGAGAGTGATTGAATACGAAACTGAAGACCATAGCCTAGAATGGATCGTTCAATTATTTGCAGACTTGATTGCTACTGGTTTAGCTTGGCAATTACAAGGTAGATTTGGAAGAGAGGCTAAACGATACATAGACAATGGCATCATAAACCCTCAGGGTGATGTGAATTGGGAACACTACGAAGAATACTTTGCACTATAAATAAGGAGAACAAAATGAAAACAATAGATGAAATACAAGAGTATTGCGTACAAGTTGATTTAAATGATCCATCAAATGAATCAACAGAGGATGATATAAGATCGTTTTATGATAAACAATCTTTAGAGTATGTTTTAGAGATATATTCAAATTATTTGGGTCTTGAAGATTATAAGAGAGATAATCCAGAGGATTACAAAAAAACATATGGCTTAGACATATTGAGTGTGTTGGAATCTGACTCATCCAATTATATGGTGGATATGCCCTTTTTCAAGGAAACAATGGATCATCTAGATAAACTAACCATAAGAGGTGAACGCAATGATTAATTTTGATTTGAGCCTTATAGATGATATAGAAATAGACGGCATTGATATGAGGGATTATCCCGATTTTTGCGATGCTTTCTTAGTGGGCGCATCATATAAGGGTAGAGAACTGACTGAGGATGAACTTGAATACGTTCAAGATTCCAACCCTGAGTGGTTTTATGATAAACTATGGGACTATATATTTTAAGGATTTTTAGGCATCCTAGAAAGGATTTCTACATAACCATAAAGGATTTCCACATAACCCCAGAGCAAGAAAGCTCCTAGTCAATATGGCTGGGGGCTTTTTTTTGATCTAGTTATTTAAGTTTGCATATCTGGGATATTACCGTTATTATTACTGGTGAACCTTAATTAAATATGAGAAAATGAGAACTAAAAAACCCTTATCAAACTATCGAATAAACAAAGCTAAGCAGAGAACCAGAGCGCTATTGACTAGAGCGCAATTTACCCCAGTCTGGGATGCTGGCTTAATGTGGTATGCTGACGCTCACCAGCTATGGAATCACCTAGCCCATACCAGAAAGCTATCGACTGATCGGGTCGCTCAAATAGCATCAGCTCTTAGCCCCAGCGTTCAATGGGAAATAAACAAAGTCGATACGTATACCCTAATTAATGCTTATCAAAACAATAAAGAACTAGATTCATTTAATGTGAGTACTTATGATTCTAATAAATTAAAAGCGTGGGAAATTATGAGTAGCAAAAATAGCGTGAAACCTAGCGCTCTCAAGACCTACGCTTTTTACCGCAATATGATGTTAGACCCAGAGCCTGTAACTATTGATCGTTGGATGCTGAGGATATTTTTTCAGCGCCCCATTAAGTCGCTTACTACCGCTCGCTATAGGTTATGTGAGCAAATCATCAAAGATGTAGCCAGCGAGTTTGATTTGATACCCTATCAAGCTCAAGCCATAGTATGGGAGCAAGCTAGAATTGAGGCGGTTCATTCGTTTCAAGGGGGGGTGCTTTATGTGTAATAAACTTAAATTTACTATTGATGAACTAGAGTACTCACAAAAAAGTGTGGCTCTAGCCACTGGGATTTCTGAGGCTCGCTTGAGTAACTTATGTAATATGACTCAATCTAAATTGGATAGCTCTATCAAGCTAAGAGAGTTCAGAGCCATAGAGCAATTTTTAGAGGGTTTATACTTATGCGAGGGGTGTAATTCTATCATTACTGATAAAGATATCGCCACCGTAGAGGAATCAGAGCGAGGATATGTTTATCATAGCGAGGATGTTTGCGCTAGGTGTGGCTCGCCCGATTTCTATAATTTAGAGTTTGTGGGTGAGGATTTTCACGCACCCTAAAAAGATTTCCACGTATGTATTGGGGATTTCCACCGACCCTCTAGCTAGTAGCTAGGGGGTTTTTTTATGGGTAGGGTTGGGTTGGGGGGTCTGGGTGGGTTGATTATCTTAGTTCTAGGAATTGAGAATAGTTTGACGTACTTTGATTGTGGCGCTGGTAATCAGCACCGCCCCAGCTCTGGGGCTAAATTCAATAAAATTAATTAATTATGAGTACTAATAGAAAATATAATAACCCTCAAGACATTGATATTTCTACACTTGTAGAGGTTCTCGACCTATTCACTGATTTCTGCTATCGGTTTGATATGTGGAGCCTAGAAACTAGGTTTAACAAGTTTTTTGGTAATGACTTAGGCGCTCACTTTATGCGGAAATTACCTAAGCAAGTCCGTCCTACTGACATTGTAGAGCTTTATAACTCTATGACCTTGAGCAATCGCAGAAAGTTTGTACGCTTGATTCTTGAGGATAGGTTTGACGCTAATAAAGATTATTTGACCGCCTTGCCTCTAGACTACCGCCCAGACTCTGGGGGAAACCCAATTTTTGCACCGTTCGAGTCGCTTCAAGTGGGATTTGATAAACTGTCAGAGGTCGAACCGATTTTAGCGGGTCAGCTGGCGCAGACCTTGACAGACTTAACCGCCATAAGTTTCAGACGTGAGGGGGTGCAGTCATGATAATTCACTGGTATTGTTTAGATGATTTTATATCGGATTTTTTAGCGGTGCGTGATAACTTCAGCCGTGAGGGGCTTACGCTCTTATTTGAGTATTACGACTCAATAGGTGAGCCGATAGAGTTTGACCCCATTGCAATGTGTTGCGACTGGTCAGAGTATAGCGACCCACTAGAGGCGCTTGAGGAAGTGGGCGGTCTTGATGAGTTCGAGAGCTTAGAGGCTTTTTACCTTACTCTAACTTATGAGGGTTCGACACCAGCGGAAGCGCTTGAAGAGGTTTTGGGTACTTCGGTACTCTGGGACGGTGATAAGTGTTTCTTAATCTTTTATGGTGGGGCTATCCTATGAACGCGCTAAGATTCCTATTAAAAGATTTGGGGCGCACTCAACGCGACTTAGTAGAGGCTACCAGCCTCAGCCGTTCGAGGGTTTCAAGGCTTGCGAGCTTTCCAGCTGGTGAGCTGGGCGAGCGCTTGAGTTATTACGAGGCAATGCAAATTCAAGACGCTTTTTTGGGTTGGGGCGAGGTGGACTCAGACCCACCCGACTTCCTCGCCTTGCTTTGAATATCTGTCCATAATTGACAAAATCAAGCCCCTTGCATACGTGAGGGGCTTTTTTTGTGTATACAGTCGGAATTCGGCTCCCATATTTCCGTTTTAACGCCCTCAGGTCCCTAGAGGGTACAGATGCTAGCCCTTGAGCCGTTCGGCTCTTAGCGTCCAAATTTGGGCGGTTTATGGGGATTTCTGGCGCTGGGTTCCCTTGCGACCCCCTCGACCCTTGCCAGCTCTGGGGGGCTGGTCTTGATTGCCTCAGCTCTGGGGCGCTGGCTTGCCTCAGCTCTGGGGCTGGGCTGGGTCGCTGGGTCTGGGTTTCTAGCTGGCTCGCTCTCGCTCTGGCGCTGGCTCTGGCGCTGGGTCTGGCGCTGGCTCTGGTGGCTCGCTCTCAGCGCTGGGGATTTTTAGCCAGTCGGGGGGATTTTTACCCAGATTTTCACCGATATTTTAACGGGGGGTAGGGTCTTAATATAACTATGAAATCGTGTCAGGCACCCTCCCTTCCGCAAAAAATCAATTTTTAACAAAAGCTGTCAATATTTGCTATTTTCAGCATTTATAAGTATAGTTTGTCAATTTTATTAAGTTTTTGTCAAATGGGCTGGCACAAGAAAAAAAAGATACTAACCAAGGAGGAGTTGCAAGAGGAGATAAAGATTATTGTAAAGAGTCTTTATGATATACCCTCTATGTCTGATAAGTTGCCAAACTACATTTATAATCGTATAGAATCAGTGATTGAGTATGTTAAAGAAAAGGGCTGGTAGTCACGAGTTTTCGCCTGAAGAAAAGGTTGAAATACTCAAGGATATAAGTGTCATTGGCAATGTGTCAAAAGTGGCGCAAAAATGGGGTGTGTCAAGACAAACCATTTACAACTGGAAATCAGAGCGATCAAAGATAGATGATGAAATTATCTTGAGGGAAAACAAGCCTGATTTAGACCATAGTAGTATACTAGAACTTGAGAAGTATAGAACTGTATTGTCCGACTTAGGTACGCTTGAGCAGCGTAAAGAAAAGATGTCGGCAAAAGTAGAGTTCATGCTGATGAAGATAACTACCCTGCTAGAGAATCATCCAGATTTGGATGCGATTCATCCGAAAGACTTGAGTAAAATCATGAAGGATTTACATGACGTTCGTAAGGAGCTGAGCAACGAGCCGACCATTATTATAGAGTATAAGAATAAGGTGCGAGAGCAAACACTGCAAGTTCTTCAGGACTTCCTAAACATGGATCAGTTACGAGAGTTTGCGCAAAGGATGGAGGCAATAGAAGCGGAGTATGAAGTCGTTTAAAGCGATACAAAAAAAACAATATGAAAAAGCCCAACAATCAGAACAGTTATTTTGCAAAATTACAGGAGCCGTAAAAGGCACTAAGCAGGATGACTACAATCACATTGACGCTCGCATCGGGAATGTGACCTATGACATAAAGGGTATTAAAGAATGCCACAGTAAGGGCTATGTCCTTGTGGAGTTCAGGAACGTTAAGGGCGATGCTGGATGGTGCGGTAGTCATGGAGCGGACAAGATAGCTTTTCAGTTTCATGGAGAGTTTGTTGTAGTGGACAACAGAGCGCTGTACAAGTACGTTCAGAAAAAGATGATCCCTAAAATAAACAACAAGAAAGGTGTCTTGAGGGGCAATAGTCTGCATAAGAAGTATGGGTTCAGCACCATTGCTTATACGCTAATGGGTAGGAACGATAGAAAGGACATTTTTATATATATGCCAAAGGAGGATTTGATGGAGCTGAAAGAAGAGGTATATACCTATGAAAATTAAGTTGTTCAAGTTTCCTATATTTAAGACGAATGTCTTTTTCAAGCACTTGAAGTTTTGGAACAAGGCAAAACCTTTTAAATGTATCAGCGTTGTTTCTACAGGTAAAAAATGCAAGAAGCAATGCACCCTGTGTAAGCGAGCGTATGCCCCAAAAAAGTAATTGGTCTGATTTATTAGTAAATGTGGTGGGACACGAACCACCTCCTGATTCGTTGGAACTCAGGAACTCATTTATTGAAAATTGTCTAGCAGATCAAGATGGTCATAAGGTGACGCAAGCTGATATACATCTTGTTATGCAGAAGGGTATTTATGACTGGGAGCAGGAAGCCTTATCAAAAAGCGCTCGTCTTAATGGCTTGATTCGTGCGCCCTACAATACTGGTAAGTCGCAACAAGTGCCGATTGGCTTATCAGCGTATATGACCACTCGTAAACACGAGCTAGAAACGTTGATTGTGTCTGCTGACGGTGGTATCTCTACTAAAAGAATATTGTCTTTGCGTGCGCTATTCATGAGTGATATGTACCGATACTGGTGCAGGGAACATAACTTTAATCCTGTTGAGTTTGACCGCACCGACACTGGCTCGACCCAACGCATAATTGTAAAAAGTCGTAACCGAACAGGTAACCCCACTTATGAGGCGTACGCAGTTTTAACTCAAACAACAGGACAAAGGGCTGGTGTGTTGATTCTTGATGATGTGTGTAATGATGAAGATCGTATATCTACGGCTCGTAGAGAGACGGTATGGAACAAAGTATCTAACACATGGATCAAGCGTGTTCACGATAAAGGTATTGTTTTGAGCGTTTGTACCCCTTATCATCCGAATGATGCCAATAGCAGACTCATGAAGTCTGGCATCTTTAACGTATTACAAATATCGGTAAAGGAAGATAAGTCGGGGTATAAAGTAGAAGAATGGAACAACCTAAAGTAGTGATATACGCTAGATTCACAACGGATGTTGAACAAAAACAAATAAACTCAGTTAAAAGCAAAATTAATTCTTTTGTACGTATGATTGATGCTAAAATCGTAAAACAGTCTTGGGAAATAGTTCAGAAAGGAGCCTCTTCTAAAAAATTCAATCCTTTATTTGATGATTGCATTGAGAATAGATGGGGTATACTCACTTACGACCTTAAAACGTTACACGAACACCGATCAGGTGCATTATACATAGTAGAGGAGGGTGCAGAAATGGGTGTCCCCATTTTTTTTGTTGATTCTGAAAGTGCGTTTAAATCTATACTTTCTATATGAGAGAACCTGACAAGACTTGGGATATTCCTTTATGGGAAACCAATCATAGTAAACAACGGCTACTCCAAGAAGAAGCGATGGATTTTCTATCGTATAAACTGGGGTACGAAATGAGTGAGGAAACAGATGACCCGACTAAAAAGGCTTACAAACACTTTGACGGATACAATCACTACCCTGATGGCAACCTTACGTCTGTTGACTATGATGATGGGTATCCTGTGTGGCTTTGTGCTGATTTCAATAGGTCTCCTCATTGTTGGGCTTTGCTCCAAGTTAAAAAGGCTCGTAATGGTCTTAGGCAGTATGTTGTGTTTGACGAAATCTACTCCAAAGAAGCCCTCACCACCGAACAAGCCCTCAAAGCTGTTGAATTATTGAAAAAATGGGGTATTTCAAAGGTTTTATTGTCTGGAGACAACACTTCTAACCAAAAAAGTGGTAATTATGGTCGTGTAGGCAAAAATGACTGGGATTATGTGCGAGAAGTGTTCGATGAACACCAAATTTCGTATAAAAACGAGCTAGACATCCAAAATCCACGAAGAAAAGTGCGTGTGGACAAGGTAAACAACGTAATTTATGCTGGAATCAATGGAGAAAGGCGACTTTTGATAAATACTAGATGTGATAATGTCATAAAAGACTATATGTACTCTATTGTGAACAATAAAGGGCTAAAAATAGACAATGGGAATCGTGGACACATGTCAGATGCGACAGATTATGCTATTTGGAGGAATGAAAAAGGGTCTTCAAACCCAATGTACGTTTTGCGTTAGTCTCTTCTAATAGCCTTGGTACGTTTACCCATTCCTACACGCTTTTTCTCTCTTATAGCCTCAGAAGCCTTGCCTTTTGCTCTTAGTTCTTTCCATGTGACAGGAGTTTTGGATGAAACACGCACTGTAGGTCGGCATTTTTTTACGCCTTTAAATTTAGCTGATCCACAAGGAGAACCGTCTTGAGTAGTCCATTTTTCTCTCATCCATCGGGCTACACCAGTCTTACCAGACTTCTTGCCTTTGTAGGTTCCACCTCTTTTTTTATATTCCTTTACGATCCAAGCAGAAGCGTAGGCACTAGGGAATATTTTAAACTTACGTTTGGCTGCAGATTTGACTCTGCTGTATAGTGCTGGATTGGAGGGTTCATTCTTTGCCATAATCAAAAGTAAAAGAAAATATTAGTACAAATCAATACTTTAATTTAGTATTGAATCAAAACATAAATACTAACTATTTTGTCGCCATGAAAGGAGTAACTAGACTTAGCGGTGGTCGTATAAAGTATAGGGGTAACACCTTTGCTGGCTTCAACAAGCCTCGTAACAGTTGGAGAGATGATAAAAAGTTTGTAGTTTTAGCTAAGAAAGGCGACAAAGTGAAGATTGTCCATTACGGTGACCCTAATATGCGTATCCGCAAGAACGAACCTGCTCGCAGAAAGTCGTTCAGAGCTAGACATCGTTGCTCCACAGCAAAAGATAAATTTAGCGCACGTTATTGGTCGTGTAAAAAGTGGTAATCAAATAATGGCAATTTCACAAGAACAGCTCAATAAAGACTTAAAATTTGAAGTAAAACAGTTACATTCTGTCATTGAGTTAATAACTAAAGATATTCAAGATATGAAAGAAGCACTGTTAGGTAACGAGTTCAACAAAGAAGGTCTCGTATATAAAGTAGAGAATAACGAGAAACAAATTGAAGAGCTTGTAAAATTCAAGCAGAAAATAGTTGCTTGGGCTACTGGAGCTGGATTAGGTTCAGGTACATTAGTTAACTTGTTAATGGACTTACTCAAGTAATTATGATTGATTCATCTAAACTCTACTCTGTGCCAAAGGATGTCGTTGAAGACATCGTAATGAAAGAAAGCCGTCACCCATATTATAGCGTGGTGTTAGACAGGGCTAAGATTATGAATAGTTGGTTTCAGGCAGAGTATGATGAATACACAGCTATATCATCTACTGTATTTTCTGACAAGTCTTACATCATTGCTCAATCTACAATAGAGAGTAATGATGAGTACAAGGAAAGACTTGCTAGAATGAAACTGTTTCCACTGGAGCAAAAGTTCTTTTCTGCTCAGCAGCGTATTTATGACGAAAACAATGTCAACAGAAGTTACCCTGATAACAAAGAGTTTTGGATGTACAAAGAATCTAACTTTGATGATGCAGGGTGTTCCATTACTGAATTCTATCGGGACAAGGTTCTTTTTGTAAAAGAGGTTTTGGGTTTTGGGGCTGTAGTTACTGACCTGATGATGGATGGTAATGGCGATCCTGTTACTGATAATGATGGTAATGTGGTTCCTTACAACTTTGTAGTAAGACCTCATGAGATATGGAACTTTGAGGTAAAGCAAGGAATGTTGACTCTGCTTGTTACTCGTCAAATGTATTACGACATACAAAACGTAAAGAAGCACAAATGGACTGCTTATACTCCTGAATATATTTGTGTGTACATCGAAGAAAACGGTGTTAAGAAAAAGACTCTTGAAATACCTAACCCATTCGGTGAGGTTCCAGCTACACTGTTAAAGGGTCAGACCGATGCTAATAGCTCGTTCATTGTTGGTAAGCCTCGCAGATACTCCTTAAAGGGAATGTACCTTGCAGCCTCAGAGTTGTTCTATGACCTTAAGAAGGGTTCTGAGCTGTTTGGTCATCCCATCCCTGTGCTTACAGACTCAATAGTCAGGTCTCTGGCTGGTGTCGCTGATGACGATCAGTACGATTCACGTACCATCAAAGAAGGTGTAGGTATGGCTATCATCATTCCTGATGAACAGCAAATACCCAACAATATGCTTTATCAAGCAGATATGCAGGGACTTCAGCATCTCAGAGATGTTATTTTTAGCGACCTTATGTCATTGATATTCTTGATGGCTCAAGTTAGAGACAAGTCCATTGTCAAAAGTAATGTATCAGGATCAGCTAAACGTTTTGATAACGTAGAAGAACAGGGGTTACTAGCTTCTACAGCTATGGATATGGAAATGATAGAAATGCAAGTTCTGAAGAGAATGGCTAAGGTTCGTGATGAAGACCCCTCGGATTATCACGTTACCTACTCAAAACATTACGATTTGTCGAGCGCAGCAGAAATATTCTCAGATATTACAGAGGGTATGCAGTATCACGTATTACCTCTGCCACTACTCAAGAAACTTACTGGCGAATACATGAGAAAGCGATCCATGCCACAAGAAGATATACAGACGGTAATGGATCATTTCGATGAATTTGGTATTCCTAAAACAAGTGGTGATCTTAGAAATCTTATTGATATATTACCACAAGAAGAGCTTCAACGCCAAGCAGAACTTGGTATTGATTTAAATAGCGAGCAATAATTAACTTGTAACCATTATGAGTGAAGAAAACATAGAGTCAGTTGACGCTCCTGAGTCAACAGCAGAAGAGACAACTTCTCAAAACGAACAACAACAACCTGAGTTCGACAAAGACAAGTTCTTTAGGGGCGCTTACAATGAAGGTAAGGGCAAGGTCGAACGTGACGTATTAAATAAATTCTCTGAAATATTAGGTAATGATGTCAATACTCTCGATGATGCGTTCTCTTTATTGTCAAATAAAATGCAACCTGTGCAAGAGGATAAGGGGGAAGCAGATAAGTTGCGAGAACTGTTGCAACAGTACCAAGAACAAGCAGAGGCAGCCAAAGAGCAATTAGCACTGAATCAAATGGAGAACCGCATAGGTTCTGAATTTAATTCTGCTTTTAGCGCTTTAGAGCAAGACAACGAGCTGACGCTCAAAAAAAATTATATAGAACAACTGTTCTATAACGAGTACGAGATTGAGGAGAGCAACGGTCAGTTTTATGCTACCAAAGGTGGTGTTCCTGATTTAGATGCTCAAGGCAATAGAAAATCGGTAGGAAACTCTCTTATAGAGTTTGCTAAGCAATTTGCAAAGCCCAAGAAAGTGGGCGCAGGAGGAGCGACTGGTGGTACTCCTTCTACTGACAGACCTAGTAGAGCAGAGTTTCAAAAACTTGTACGTTCTTCTAGTCCAGCAGACCGAAGCAAGGCTGAGCAGCTTTATGCTGCTATGAAGCAGGCTGGCGGTTGGTCTGAACAAGTATAAATCCATCTATTGGTTAGGCAAAACCTTAATTGTCATGTTTTGGTCATAGCGACCCAAAAGCTAAATATAATCGAACATTTAATTTAACTTTTATAAAGACATGGCAATTAATAGTAATTTTTCCATTTATGAGCCAGAGGCGTTTGTTGAGGTTGCATTAGCTAACCAGTACCCAAACCGACCAATGGTATCTACTGCCGTTACTAACGTAGCTGGCGCATCAATCGAAGGTCTAGTTGCAGCTCGTAACAAGACTGTAAGCATAACTCGTGCAGTAAAGCCTACTGGTTCTGCTTCTGCATATTCAGGCTCTTACTCTTTAGGCACTCCTAATGCTAGCGAAGAGCAATTAATAATCAACAAGCACTATTACGCTGGATTCAGCATCGACAAGGCTGACCAGAAATTTGCACTTCCTGACTTAGTACAACAGCACTTTGTGCCAAGACTACATCAACTAATTGACCAGATCAATAGTGATGTAAAGGCTGAGGCTCGTAAAGGATTTGAAGCAGCATTTGCTGACAACAATACAGACTCAACTGTTATGGATACAGATGACCTTGCAGAAGCACGAAGAATCATGGCTGCTCGCAAGTTTGTATCTGGAAACATGAACATGGTTATTGATCCATTTGTAGAAAAAGATTTGACTACACTAAATCTTTTCCAAAATGCTAATACTCGTGGAAACAACGAGATTCAGCTATCTGGTGCAATGGCTCAGGCTTATGGTTTCAACTTCTTCGTTGACAACAACGGAAGCGACCATACTCCTGCTACTGTAACTGATGCTACTATCGCAGCCACTGAGGCTATTGGACAAACAGAACTAACCATTGATAATGGTAGTGGTTCTGCAGCAACTGTATCTTTAGCTGAGGGTGACGTTGTTACTTTCGGTTCTGCTAAAGGAACAGACGACTTCTACGTAGTCGAGTCTCAAACAGGAACAGTTCTTACCTTAAAAGAGCCATTACGAAAGGCTCTAGCTAACAACGCTACTATCAACCCAGTTGATATTGCTTCTGGCGACACTGGTCGTGAGCAGTTCTTCTATGACCCATCTTCACTAGCCCTAGTTACTGCGGTTATGCCTTCAGTAGATAGTGGTTCAGGATCAGGTGTTCGTAGAGCAGCAGGCTTCGAGCCAACAAACAATGTGAACTACACATTGACTGTCGAAGAAACCAAGTCAGGTGCTGACATACTTATTGAAGTTCTTTACGGAGCTAAAGTATTCAGAGGAGACTTAGGTGGTCGATACATTCGTGGTAATGTAGCTAAGCCATAATTTTATAAGGAGAGTCGCCTTGTGCGGCTCTCTTTTTATTATGATTAGTTTAGAAGACATAATGGACTATAAGGCTATAATAGGTATGTTCGGCTTTGTATCGAGCATATCCCTGCAACAGGTATCTACTACTGTATCTATACTTGTCGGTCTCGTGACTTTGGGTTATATGACCATGAAGTGGTATTACGAATGGAAAAGGATTAAAAATCAAAAATAATGGCGTTCAGTAACCTCACCCTTACTAGAAATAATATTGATGCACTAGAAGAGCTGACCTTTAAGGGTATAAACGTTACTAGTGGCACTACAACGCTCAACCTTTCTGAGAAGGACAACCTAATACTAGGCAAAGCTCTAAAAATGCTTA